ACGCTTAACGACAAAATCAGAAAAGGAGTAGACAGGATCGTCTGCGAAACAAAAATGTAACACCCCTACAATGGATGCCGATAAGATTGTCTTTAAGGTCAACAACCAAGTGGTGTCTGTGAAGCCAGAGGTTATTGTGGATCAGTATGAGTACAAGTATCCGGCGATTAGAGATCAAAAGAAACCTAGTATAACTCTTGGTAAGGCCCCAGATTTGAACAAGGCCTATAAGTCCGTTCTGTCTGGAATGAACGCTGCTAAGCTGGACCCTGATGATGTATGCTCATATTTGGCTGCAGCCATGGAACTTTTTGAGGGTATCTGCCCAGAGGACTGGACTAGTTACGGAATTTTAATCGCTCGGAAAGGAGATAAGATAACCCCTGCTACATTAGTGGACATCAAAAGAACTGATATAGAGGGCAACTGGGCGTTGACAGGGGGTCAGGATCTAACGAGGGACCCAACAGTCGCAGAACATGCTTCCTTAGTAGGTCTTCTTTTGAGTCTGTACAGGCTAAGTAAGATTTCTGGGCAGAACACGGGCAATTACAAGACTAACATAGCAGATCGGATCGAACAGATTTTTGAGACAGCTCCTTTTGTCAAGATTGTCGAACATCACACATTGATGACCACTCACAAGATGTGTGCAAATTGGAGCACTATACCCAACTTTAGGTTTCTAACCGGAACTTATGATATGTTCTTCTCGAGGGTTGAGCATCTATACTCTGCTATCCGGGTAGGAACTGTGGTCACGGCCTATGAGGATTGTTCAGGATTGGTATCATTCACAGGGTTCATCAAGCAGATCAATCTTACTGCAAGAGAGGCCATTCTCTATTTCTTCCACAAGAACTTTGAAGAAGAGATTAAGAGGATGTTTGAGCCAGGACAGGAAACAGCGGTACCTCACTCATACTTCATCCACTTCCGCTCGTTAGGACTCAGTGGAAAGTCTCCCTACTCCTCCAATGCAGTTGGTCATGTGTTCAACCTTATCCACTTCGTGGGATGTTATATGGGTCAAGTTAGATCATTAAATGCGACGGTTATAGCCACTTGCGCACCCCATGAAATGTCAGTTCTGGGAGGTTATCTGGGGGAAGAGTTTTTTGGAAAGGGGACATTCGAAAGAAGGTTCTTCCGAGATGAGAGAGAACTTCAGGATTATGAGGCAGCTGAATCCATGAAGACAGATATGGCTTTAGCCGATGATGCAACAGTCAACTCTGATGATGAGGATTTCTTCTCGGGGGAAACAAGGAGCCCTGAAGCGGTGTACACAAGGATTATGATGAACGGGGGGAGACTCAAAAAGTCTCACATAAAAAGATATGTCTCGGTCAGCTCCAATCACCAATCTCGTCCTAATTCTTTCGCTGAATTCTTAAACAAGACCTACTCCAATGACCCGTAAGAGGGGAAGTAGAGCAAGGTACTTAAGTTATTACAGTGATCATCTCACCTAATGAAAAAAACTAACACCCCTCCTTCTGATCCATCATCAATATGAGCAAGATTTTCGTCAATCCGAGTGCAATTAGGGCGGGCTTGGCGGACTTGGAAATGGCCGAGGAAACTGTGGATCTGATCAACCGGAACATTGAGGACAATCAGGCCCATCTTCAGGGGGAGCCCATAGAAGTGGACAATTTACCAGAAGATCTGGGTAGACTCCACATTAATGATGATAAATCGTCTGGTCAGGCTGATTGCGCTACAAAGAGAGAGACTAGAGTGGAGGATGATTTTCAAATGGAGGAAATAGAGGATCCTAGTATCCCTTTTCAGTCGTATTTGGACAATGTGGGGATTCAGATTGTTCGCCAGATGAGGACTGGAGAGAGATTTTTCAAAATATGGTCTCAGACTGTAGAAGAAATCATCTCCTATGTTATGGTTAACTTCTCTGCTTCACCCGGAAGATCCACGGAAGACAAGTCAACTCAAACAACCCCGAAGAAGCCCAAACCGAGTGGAGTTTCAAGTCCGTCCAGAAAGGAGGATCAAGTGTCTAAGACAAAAATGGCAGCCCAGACTGCATCTGGTCCCCCTGCATTGGAGTGGTCCTCCACCAATGAGGAAGATGACACATCAGTAGAGGCCGAGATCGCACATCAGATTGCAGAGAGTTTCTCCAAAAAGTACAAGTTCCCTTCAAGGTCGTCCGGGATATTCTTATACAACTTTGAACAGCTCAAGATGAATCTCGATGATATTGTGAAAGAGGCCAAGAAGGTCCCCGGTGTCACTCGCATGGCCCATGATGGTTCAAAGCTTCCTCTCAGATGTATTCTAGGGTGGGTCGCCTTGTCTCACTCTAAAAGATTCCAGCTTCTGGTTGGGCCAGACAAACTAAATAAGATCATGCAAGATGACCTGAATCGTTATGTGGCATGTTGATCAATTCAACTGCCTCATGTGAGCATTTCGTGAAGACCCGGAGTATCTGACATTCGTCATGAAAAAAACTGTCAACACCACTGATAAGATGAACTTCTTGCGTAAGATAGTGAAGAACTGTAGGGATGATGACGACCAAAAGCCTCCTCTGGTATCTGCCCCCCCAGATGACGACGATCTATGGCTTCCCCCTCCCGAGTATGTTCCATTAACAGAGGTCACTGGTAAAAAGAATATGAGAAATTTCTGTATCAACGGAGAGGTTAAAATATGCAGCCCGAATGGTTACTCTTTTAGAGTCATAAGGCATATCCTGAGATCCTTTGATGAGATTTACTCCGGGAATCACAGGATGATAGGGCTGGTCAAAGTTGTAATAGGCCTAGCTTTGTCGGGAGCTCCTGTTCCAGAGGGGATGAACTGGGTATATAAGCTGAGGAGAACACTCATCTTTCAGTGGGCTGAATCTCGCGGCCCTTTAGACGGAGAGGAATTAGAATACTCTCAAGAAATCACTTGGGATGATGACACCGAGTTTATAGGTCTTCAGATACGAGTTAGTGCAAGACAATGTCACATTCAGGGAAGGATCTGGTGCATCAATATGAACTCTCGGGCATGCCAACTGTGGTCTGACATGTCCCTAAAAACTCAACAGTCCGAAGAAGACAGGAACACCTCCTTGCTTTTAGAGTAGTCAGGACCCATTTTTCATAACTCTTCACTAGTTTACCTCGGAAGAGAAGAATGCACAGTTTTATCTTTAACTTTTGCGAGCAATAGAACAAAAATATGTTATGGTGCCATACACTCGCTGCATTTTATCAAAAACCTGATTAATTACATTTACATGTAAAGCTTCCAAGACGTGAAAAAAACAGTTAACATCCCTCAAAGATCCGAGGAAAGATGGTCCATAAAGCTTTTCTCCTTATACTCCTCTTAGTCTCTCCACCATGTCTCGGGAAATTCCCTATCTACACCATACCGGACAAGCTCGGACCTTGGAGCCCAATAGACATTCACCACCTCAGCTGTCCGAACAATCTGATAGTAGAGGATGAAGGATGCACGAGTTTATCTGGTTTTTCATATATGGAGTTAAAAGTGGGATACATAACAACCATAAAAGTAAGTGGGTTCACCTGTACGGGAGTTGTAACAGAAGCAGAGACTTACACCAACTTTGTTGGTTACGTCACAACCACATTCAAGAGAAAACACTTTCGCCCCACCCCAGATGGATGTCGAAATGCATACAATTGGAAGACTGCTGGTGATCCCAGGTATGAGGAGTCTTTACATAACCCTTACCCTGACTATCATTGGCTAAGAACAGTCACTACTACAAAAGAGTCTCTCTTGATTATATCTCCCAGTGTAGTAGACATGGACCCCTATGACAAATCCCTGCACTCTAAGGTGTTCCCTACCGGGAGATGCTCCGGGATTTCTGTCTCCTCCACATCGTGTTCTACTAATCATGACTACACTCTTTGGTTGCCGGAAGATCCTAAGCCAGGATCCTCGTGTGACATCTTCACAACGAGCAAGGGGAAGAAGGCATCGAAAGGAGGCAAGATATGTGGGTTTGTAGATGAGAGAGGTCTATACAAGTCACTAAAAGGCTCATGCAAACTCAAACTGTGTGGAATCTCCGGGCTCAGACTTATGGACGGATCATGGGTTTCTATCCAAAACCCTGAGGACACTAAGTGGTGCTCCTCGGATCAACTAGTAAGCATCCACGATTTTCACTCTGATGAAATAGAACATCTTGTAGTAGAGGAGCTCGTCAAGAAAAGAGAGGAATGCTTGGATGCATTGGAATCGATAGTGACAACTAAGTCAGTTAGCTTTCGGCGTCTTAGCCACTTGAGGAAACTTGTTCCCGGCTTCGGGAAAGCATACACTATCGTCAACAAGACACTCATGGAGGCTGATGCTCATTACAAGTCTGTCAGAGCTTGGAATGAGATTATTCCGTCTAAAGGATGTCTGAAGGTCGGTGAGCGATGTTATCCCCCCTTTAATGGTGTGTTCTTCAATGGCATAATACTAGGCCCTGATGGTCATGTATTAATCCCTGAGATGCAGTCATCTCTCCTTCAGCAACATATGGAGTTGCTCGAATCCTCCATGATCCCTCTCATGCATCCCTTAGCAGACCCATCTACAGTCTTTAGAGGAGATGATGAGGCAGAGGATTTCGTAGAAGTTCATCTCCCGGATGTTCAGAAGCAGATCTCAGGGGTTGACCTCGGTCTCTCTGAATGGGAGAGATACCTCTTGATAGGGGTTGCAGCTCTGGGCTTGTTTGCATTTGCAATTATTCTGGCGGTTTGCTGTAGGAGGGGGAGAAGAAGGAAAAGGACCCCTTCCGATCCTATGGAGATGATTCGAAAGGTATCAGTCACCTCTCAGAGTGGAAAGATGGTACCTTCTTGGGAATCTTATAAAAACGGGAATGGGAGTAGACTTGGAGTATGAGCCATATATCTGAAGCGTAATTCTCAGATACCCTGCTTTCTCCGCGATTGGAGAAGACTGCCCAACTCATTGATCTCTCATGGGCCGTATGCAATACTGAGACTCCAGAGATTGCATGGCCCCCATCAATCATCCCTGTTGATCAGACGAGATTGAGTAGGGGTTGACGGTGCGAGAAATTCTGCAATAGCCTATGCGACTAATGGTGCTTCAGTTAACTAAGTACAACTATAACGGACCAACTGTATGGGGGAGAACTCTCATAAACTGCCTAATCAAATATGTGTTGTAAATATGTCTATATTCTTCAATAATTACATTGTTGTTCTCTTTAAAGAGGTCTACGTATCTGGTATGCGAAGATCGTGCAATAGACCATAATAGTCCAGGGTGTCGATCATATGTGTATAATTGCTGCGAGCTGGGTCATCCAGATCATTTAATCATGAAAAAAACATTGTCAGATAAAAAAGGCAACATCCCTCCTTTGAAACATCTTTTCATAATGATAGATCCGGGTGAAGTCTATGATGACCCCATCGATCCCGTTGAGCCTGAGGTAGACCTAAGAAATAACCCAACCATTCCTAACATTCTTAGGAACTCAGACTACAATCTCAACTCTCCTTTGATTGAGGACCCTGCAAGATTGATGTTGGAATGGCTAACAAGTGGAAACAAGCCAAATCGAATGACTCTCACAGACAATTGTCTGCGATCTTATAAAGTGTTGAAAGGCTACTTCAAAAAGGTGGACATCGGTTCTCTGAAAGTGGGAGGACCGGCAGCACAGGCCATGATTTCTCTCTGGTTGCATGGGGCCCACTCTGAATCCAACCGAAGTAGAAAGTGCATGTCTGACCTGGCGCAGTTCTATCATAAGTCATCCCCCATTGAGAAATTGTTGACTTACACTCTAGGAAATAGAGGATTGAGGATTCCCTCTGAAGGGGTGCTTGCATGTCTCAAGAAGGTTGATTACGACAAAGCGTTTGGAAGATACTTGGCTAACATATATTCCTCTTATTTGTTCTTTCATGTGATAGTTCTTTACATGAATGCCCTCGACTGGGATGAGGAAAAAACGATTCTAGCACTGTGGAGGGAGTTGAACTCTATTGACACCAAAAAGGACCAAGTCAAATTCAGGGACCAAATATGGGGATCTCTCATAGTGACCAAAGACTTTGTATATTCCCAAAGCTCCAACTCTCTTTTTGATAGAAATTATACACTTATGTTGAAAGATTTGTTCTTGTCTCGATTCAATTCCTTGTTGATCTTGCTCTCCCCCCCTGAGCCCAGGTACTCTGATGATTTGGTCTCTCAAATGTGTCAACTTTATATTGCTGGGGACAACGTCTTGTCTATGTGTGGGAACTCTGGTTATGAGGTTATTAAGATGTTAGAACCATATGTAGTGAATAGTCTTGTGCAGAGGGCAGAAGGGTTCAGGCCTTTAATCCATTCTTTAGGAGACTTTCCAGTCTTCATCAAAGACAAGGTGGGACAATTGGAGGGAACATTTGGCCCCAGTGCACGAAAATTCTTCCAAGTTCTGGACCAATTTGATAACATACATGACTTGGTGTTTGTCTACGGCTGCTATAGGCATTGGGGTCACCCTTACATAGACTACAGGAAGGGGTTGTCAAAGCTATATGATCAGGTCCATATTAAAAAGGTGATAGATGGGACCTATCAGGAATGTTTAGCAAGCGATCTTGCAAAGAGGATTCTTAGATGGGGGTTTGACAAATACTCTAAATGGTACCTTGATTCCAAACTGTTATCCAAGGATCATCCATTGGCTCCATACATCAAAACACAGACCTGGCCCCCCAAACATGTGGTTGATTTAGTAGGTAATACCTGGCACAAGCTCCCAATCACCCAGCTTTTTGAGGTGCCGGAATCAATGGATCCGTCGGAGATATTGGATGACAAATCTCATTCCTTCACTAGGACCAAGCTAGCGTCTTGGCTCTCAGAAAATAGGGGGGGGCCGATTCCCAGTGAGAAGGTCATAATAACAGCCCTCTCTAGGCCTCCCGTTAACCCTAGGGAGTTCTTAAAGTCGATTGATTTGGGGGGCCTGCCGGATGATGACCTTATAATAGGTCTCAAACCCAAAGAAAGGGAGCTGAAGATTGAGGGTCGATTTTTTGCTTTGATGTCATGGAACCTGAGATTATATTTTGTGATCACAGAAAAGCTCTTGGCCAACTATATCTTGCCACTTTTTGATGCACTGACTATGACAGACAATCTAAACAAAGTTTTCAAGAAGCTGATTGACCGAGTTACAGGACAGGGGTTGCTGGATTATTCCAGAGTCACTTATGCTTTCCACTTGGATTATGAGAAGTGGAACAACCATCAACGACTGGAGTCCACCAAGGATGTGTTCTCTGTCTTGGATCAGGCTTTTGGACTGAAGAAGGTCTTTTCAAGGACCCATGAATTCTTCCAGAAGTCGTGGATCTATTATTCAGACAGATCAGATTTGATAGGCCTTTGGGAGGACCAGATATACTGCCTTGATATGTCCAATGGTCCTACTTGCTGGAATGGTCAAGATGGCGGGCTGGAAGGTTTGAGACAGAAGGGATGGAGTCTAGTTAGTCTACTCATGATCGATCGAGAATCACAAACCCGCAACACGAGGACGAAGATCCTAGCTCAGGGGGATAATCAAGTTTTGTGTCCAACATATATGCTGTCATCTGGGCTCTCCCATGAGGGGCTCCTTTATGAGTTGGAAAGTATATCTAGAAACGCACTATCTATATATAGGGCGATTGAGGATGGAGCCTCGAAACTAGGGCTCATTATAAAGAAGGAGGAAACCATGTGCAGCTATGACTTTCTCATTTATGGGAAGACTCCTCTATTTCGGGGCAACATCTTGGTTCCAGAATCTAAGAGATGGGCACGAGTCTCCTGCATATCTAATGATCAGATAGTAAATCTAGCCAACATCATGTCTACTGTCTCTACCAACGCCCTGACAGTTGCTCAGCATTCTCAGTCATTGATAAAGCCGATGAGGGACTTCTTGCTTATGTCAGTCCAGGCTGTATTCCATTACTTGTTGTTCAGTCCAATCTTAAAGGGTAGGGTATACAAGATCCTGAGTGCAGAGGGAGATGACTTTCTTTTAGCCATGTCCAGGATTATTTATTTGGACCCGTCACTGGGAGGAGTCTCCGGAATGTCTCTTGGTAGATTTCATATTCGCCAGTTCTCTGATCCTGTATCTGAAGGGCTCTCTTTTTGGAAGGAGATCTGGGCCAGCTCCTCTGAGTCTTGGATCCATGCACTTTGTCAAGAGGCTGGAAATCCTGATTTGGGAGAGAGAAGCCTCGAGAGTTTTACTCGTCTTCTTGAAGATCCAACCACCCTCAACATCAAGGGAGGGGCTAGTCCTACCATTCTCCTTAAAGATGCCATCAGAAAAGCTCTGTATGATGAAGTGGACAAAGTGGAGAATTCTGAGTTCCGAGAGGCAATTTTATTGTCTAAGACCCATCGAGACAACTTTATACTCTTCCTGAAATCTATAGAGCCGCTTTTCCCTCGATTTCTCAGCGAGCTTTTTAGTTCGTCATTTCTTGGAATACCTGAATCTATTATCGGGCTGATCCAGAATTCTAGAACAATCCGGAGGCAGTTCCGAAGGAGTTTGTCAAGAACACTGGAGGAGTCCTTTTACAACTCGGAGATCCATGGGATAAACCGAATGACTCAGGTACCTCAGAGAATTGGGAGGGTGTGGTCCTGCTCTTCTGAAAGGGCCGATTTGTTAAGAGAGATTTCCTGGGGAAGGAAAGTGGTCGGAACAACTGTCCCCCACCCCTCTGAGATGCTGAGCATGCTGCCCAAATCTTCCATATCTTGCACTTGCGGATCCTCCGGGGGAGAAAATCCTCGAGTTTCTGTATCTGTACTGCCGTCTTTTGATCAGTCATTTTTCTCTAGAGGTCCCCTTAAGGGATACCTGGGCTCATCCACCTCGACGTCCACCCAGCTGTTCCACGCCTGGGAAAAAGTCACCAATGTTCATGTTGTGAAGAGGGCTCTATCTCTCAAAGAGTCTATCAATTGGTTCATAGTTAGGGACTCTAATCTGGCTCAAACATTGATCAGAAATATCATGTCCTTAACGGGTCCCGACTTTCCTTTAGAAGAGGCCCCCGTGTTCAAGAGGACAGGATCTGCCCTCCACAGGTTCAAGTCTGCTAGATATAGCGAGGGTGGATACTCATCTGTCTGCCCAAACTTGCTGTCCCATATCTCTGTCAGCACTGACACCATGTCTGACCTGACTCAAGATGGAAGAAATTTTGACTTTATGTTCCAGCCCTTGATGCTTTATGCTCAGACTTGGACTTCCGAGCTGGTGCAAAAAGATACTAGACTGAGAGACTCTACATTTCATTGGCATCTCAGATGTCATAAATGTGTGAGGCCGATTGATGATATCACACTGGAGACTCCCCAAGTATTCGCTTTTCCAGATGTATCCAAGAGGATATCTCGAATGGTATCTGGTGCAGTGCCTCAATTTCAGAAGCTGCCAGAAATTCACTTGAGAGCTGGCCACTTTGAGTCTCTAGGAGGGAAAGAGAAGTCCCGCCATATAGGGTCTGCTCAGGGCCTTCTATATTCGATCTTGGTTGCAACTCATGACTCAGGCTACAACGACGGTACAATCTTTCCTGTCAACATCTATGGCAAGGTTTCTCCGAGGGATTACCTGAGAGGGTTGGCTAGAGGGGTCCTGATAGGTTCATCGATTTGTTTTTTGACGAGGATGACAAATATTAATATCAACAGGCCTCTTGAGTTGATATCCGGTGTAATATCATATATACTTCTGAGACTTGACAACCATCCTTCCCTGTATGTAATGCTCAGAGAGCCTTCACTTAGATCTGAAATATTTTCAATCCCACAAAAAATTCCAGCAGCCTATCCGACCACTATGAAGGAGGGCAACAGATCTGTTTTGTGTTACCTTCAACATGTACTCCGTTATGAGAGAGAGGTGATAACAGCATCTCCCGAAAATGACTGGCTCTGGATCTTTTCTGACTTCAGGAACATTAAGATGACCTACCTGACATTGATAACTTATCAATCTCATATACTGCTCCAGAGGGTTGAACGATGCTTGTCTAAGAAGATGCGGGCCAGCCTCAGGCAAATGAGCTCGTTGATGAGACAAGTTCTCGGTGGTCACGGCGAGGAAACGTTGGATTCAGATGAGGACATTCAAAGATTGTTGAGAGATGCATTACAGAGAACGAGATGGGTAGATCAGGAGGTTCGTCATGCAGCCAGAACTATGACCGGAGACTACAGCCCCAATAAGAGGGTGTCACGGAAGGCAGGGTGCTCCGAGTGGGTTTGTTCTGCCCAACAAGTGGCCATTTCTACATCCGCAAATCCCGCCCCGGTTTCCGAACTAGATGTACGGACACTTTCAAGAAAACTTCAAAATCCTCTCATCTCTGGTCTGCGAGTGGTCCAATGGGCAACAGGTGCCCATTACAAGCTCAAACCAATATTGGATGATCTCAATTCTTTCCCGTCCCTTTGCTTGGTTGTCGGAGACGGATCAGGCGGCATCTCAAGGGCTGTACTAAATATGTTTCCTGATGCAAAGCTTGTGTTCAACAGCTTGTTGGAGGTAAACGACCTCATGGCATCTGGAACACACCCGTTACCTCCGTCAGCCATCATGAGTGGAGGGGATGATATCGTGTCTCGTGTCATAGATTTCAACTCCATATGGGAAAAGCCGTCAGATCTGAGAAATTTGTCCACTTGGAAATATTTTCAGTCCGTCCAGAATCAAGTCAATATGTCTTATGATTTGATTATCTGTGATGCAGAGGTCACAGACATTGCATCTATCAACAGAATTACTTTGTTGATGTCGGATTTTGCTCTTTCAATTGATGGTCCTCTTTATTTGATATTCAAAACTTATGGGACAATGCTGGTGAATCCTGATTACAAAGCTATCCAGCATTTGTCAAGGGTGTTCCCGACAGTGACTGGGTTCATCACTCAGATGACATCATCTTTCTCTTCTGAACTGTATCTGAGATTCTCTAAGAGAGGGAAGTTTTTTAGAGACGTCGAATACTTGACTTCGTCGACTCTTCGAGAGATGAGTCTTGTGCTGTTCAACTGCAGCAGCCCCAAGAGCGAGATGCAAAGGGCTCGCTCCTTGAACTATCAGGACCTAGTCAGGGGATTTCCAGAGGAAATCATTTCGAATCCATACAATGAAATGATCATCACCCTGATCGACAGTGATGTGGAGTCTTTTCTTGTACACAAAATGGTTGATGATCTTGAATTACAAAGAGGAACTCTGTCCAAGATGTCCATCATAATTGCTATTGTAATAGTTTTTTCCAACAGGGTGTTCAATGTGTCGAAGCCGTTGAATGATCCCTTGTTTTACCCTCCATCAGATCCGAAAATTCTACGACATTTTAACATATGCTGCAGTACTATGATGTACCTGTCCACTGCATTAGGAGATGTCCCCAACTTTGCAAGACTGCACGAGTTGTACAACAGGCCTATAACCTATTATTTCAAAAAGCAGGTGGTTAGAGGGAGCATATACCTGTCTTGGAGTTGGTCAGATGACACCTCAGTGTTCAAGAGAGTCGCATGCAATTCAAATCTTAGTCTGTCCTCTCATTGGATCAGGTTGATCTACAAAATAGTCAAGACCACCAGACTTGCGGGGAGTCATGTGGAGTTGTCCAGGGAGATAGAAAAACATCTCAAGGGATACAACAGATGGATCACATTTAACGACATAAGATCTAGATCCTCCCTGTTGGACTACAGTTGTTTATGATTCTTGCCTTCCAACCAGTCTTGGAGGTGGGTCATTGTTAGGGGACTCAGATTGAAAAAAACATAAGCTAGAATCAGAACCGCTATCATTTTGGGCGTTTTTCTTTTCTATTGGTTTTTTTTGTTAAGCGT